GTGTTAGAGCCTATAGGCACATTAATACCTGTGGTGTCATCCTGTTTATATGCTACAAAACCATCGCCTACTAAACTTTTATCACCCTGTAGATTTGCTTGAAATCTTCCTATAGGAGTATTCATACCTGCTACCCCACTTAAACCTACCTCTTGATCACCTACAGTAGGTGCTAAATCTACAAAAGCATTTGAAAAACCAGAACTTTGTTTTGTAGGAATTAATTCAGGTAAACCCTCTATTTGATTTTCCCATTGTTTAAATCTTTCTTTTTTACTAAATTTTCCTACAGTAGCATGATACTGTGCCCAAAAAGATTTAGAACTTATAACTCCTGAAGATAAGTCTTTCATTTTTGTTTTAGGATGTTGTTGATAATTTATAAGATTGTACACATCTTGGTGATCTTCACTTAAAGTAGAAAAATCATAATCTTCTGCATCTATTCTTCTTACAGCCTCAGCATACATATCATCTAGGTTTGGTGGTTGATTTTTTTCATGCCAGTTTTTATATCTTGTCAATGCTGTTTTAGCAGATTCAGGCTCATATTGGTATTTACCTAAACCTAAACCTTTTGCATAAGCATCAGGATCATCATTCTGTTTTTTATCTACAATACCTTTAGACTCTACCCATGACATTTCATGGAAAGCTTGTGTTATATTATCTGGATTATCATAATTTAGATAACCTAAAGTAATATCGTATTTAGAATTAAGTATCATCCTGTCTTTTAGACTCCGCCCTCACCCTGTCCTGTAATAGGAGTAACATTCCCAGTAAAGCCGCCTTCCCCTGGAGTTGGCGTAGTTCCTGTTCCGATTGTGCCACCACCAACGCCTGTTGGGTCAGCAGGGTTTGCTCCTGCAGGAACTCCTTGAGGGGCTCCCATGTTTGGTTGTTGTTCACCAGTGGCAGCAGCCTCTTGGCCAGTTGTTTGTCCATTTAAACCTCTTAAAATTTCAGCAAATATTTGTGCTTCATTAACATCATTAACTAACTCATCAGGTTCCATATCCTGAGCTATTGCTAGTTCCTTAATCAACGTAGGTAATTTTACAAAAGGAGCAAGCATAGGATTAGCTACAGTTTGTAGTAACATAGTTAATCTCTGTGATCTCACTTCTTTCATCATTACAGACGCTGTACCTTTAGGTTTAATCTCCAAATCACCCATAGTAGCTTCTTCGTCTTCAGAGAATTGCATATTCCACATGAACATGTTTTCCCCCAAAGGTCTAAGAAGATGGTCATCTATATTCTTGATAACAGTCTTAATCCCTAAGCCTGCTGATCCCATTAACATAGATAGACCTGCTGCTGTACGCCCAGTACCAGTTACGCCAGTTTGACCATGCGTAATACTAGGTATACCTGTTTCTTCGTCAGCAAGTTGCCTTGCTTTATCATACATCTGAAGGTTCTCTACTGCAGTACTAGGAAATTTAATTCCTGTAATGCCTGTACCTGGGGCTCCAGATTGTCTTCTAAAAATTTTTCCAGGATATATATCCATAGACTGGCCTGGAACCATCATATTCTCATCTATCTCAAATATTAAATTACCAGCTAATGCTAAATTATCTATAGCCATACGTACATGACCATTCATTAACAGTTGTGCATCTTCCATATTCTCAGGAACACCTACACCAAAAAATCTGTAAGGGTTTTTCTCATAAGGGAATACTTGGTAAGGTAATCTTTCTGGTACAAAGGGATTTAATACTACCCTGAGTATTTCATTACCACATATCCAAGCATTTATCTGTACTTGATCTAAATCCGAAGTATTTTTAGGAAGATCGAGTTGTATATCTGCAGCCATCTTAGCATCTAACACACCCCAATATTCTAATATTTCAAATCTTCCTTCACTATAAGTAGGATCATTATCCGCATAAAGAGTATGTTCAAAGTGTCTTTCTTCATAAGAAGGGCTCATAGTTAAACAGGCTTCTATAGCATCTACATCAAAGAAAGGTCTGTTTTTAAGAGACCTAAGTTGTGATCTATTCATTCTATGTCGTTCAATAATAAATTCAGAATCTTCTAAACTTAAAGCCGAAGGATCAGGATATAAATCCCAACAAGATACAGAGTTTAATCTAGGAACAAGCTTTTCTTCTGGATCATAAAATCGAGTTCCATCTTCTTCTGAAGACCATTTATGAATAAATTTAGTATGATTAAAAGGCCCTTTGATTATACCAGTACCCAATAGGCACTGTTCAAAGATTCCTTTTCTGAGTTCGGAAACTGCTGAAGCATCTAGTAATTGATCATGGATAAGTTTTTCCATTTTCCTAGCTGCTTCCTTAGATGGAGATAGTTGAGGTTCTCCCATATTAGAGGGGCCTGCTGCCAAGTTAGCTTGAGCCATATCATCTTTATAAGGGCCTAATTCTAACTCTTCTTCTTCTTTTGGTTCAGTAGCTTCTAAAGCTCCTGGTGGTAATTCCCTACCATCTCCTTCAAACCCATAAGGGTCTGGTTGCTTTGTTATTTGATCTATAGGTGTTTCTAGGTGAACAAATTCTTCTACACCTTTAGGCATAGGAGTAGACTCTACAGAAATAGGAACTTTTCCTTGAGAAAAAAGTATATCTACCAGTTGTCCAAAAGCAGCTAATACTTTTACTTTAGTTATCTTAACAGTAACTTTAGAACGTTCTGATTTCCTGTAGTCCTCACTATCTTCTGAGGTTCCTCTATAATTCTTGTAAGCTTTAAGCCATCGTTGTTCGTCTGCTAAACGACCTTCTTCCGATTGCTTATACTTACCTCGTATAAAACCTGCCAAGCCAATCATATCTTCATCAGATATATCTGCCTGTTTATCAGTGCCTACGAGTTCACCTATCTCAGCCATTTTTAATAATCTTTTTTGTCAGCTAAAGCATCAAAATTAGAATCAGTTTGATTTTTACCTGAAAGGCTTGCTTCTTTTACAGTAGACTCAGAACCATGACTTACAGAAGCTTTAGACCAAGATTCCAGTTTTCCTCTGGAAAGTTTGGTTTCGTCTTCTTTGCCAAGATCGCCTTGCTTGTATTTACCTAGTAGTGGCATTTCTTTCTCCTTGTGTTAAAATTAATATCCAAAAACTGGATCGTTGGGTACATATTTATCAAACTCTTTAGGTTTCCTAAACCTAGGATGATAATATGGGCTATTAACTATACGTGTCATACACATATAGCGTAATGCATCATACGCATGATCTTCTGCTTTTGTATCTACATCCTCTGGGTTTGTCTTACTCAAAGGCAGCGTAGGTAAAGTTCTTATCAAATGCGTACAATTACTAAAGACACGTAAACGTGGTTCACCTTGATCGTTATCACCTAATCGTTTATGCATCTCAATCTTTCCTGCTAACCTATCTCGGTTAGAAGCCATAAATCTTAAATTCAATCTGTTCATAGATTCAGCAATACTAAGCCCATGCCCAGTTCTGCTAAAACAGGACTCATCCAAAACAGCAGTCTGGACTGGGGGATCGTCATATTCAATTTCCAATATTCTTTCAGCTAACTGCTCCCCTGTGAATCCTTTTCCATATAATTCTCTATATACCCATAAGTTGCCATCATAGTCCACTGCACCCCATAGAACACAAGAAGGACTAGAGTAACCATAATCTGCAGCCCTAATACGAGGCCAAGAACGAGGTACTTCAAAAGTATCAACAACGTGTTTCGACCTTTCAAACTCCGCAAACGCTGCCCCATCCGTAACATCCCAATCTCCTTCTAGTAATCGCCTACGCTCTACTTCAGGCAAAGAATACAACATAGCTTCATATTCCCCTGAAGCCATGAGATAGGGGTTGTCCGTTAGTCTGGCTGGGATGAATCTTCGCTGGAAGAGGGGTCTTCCTGCTTTTTCCTCGTTACTAGACCCATAACGAAGGATTCTACTCGTCTCCACATCCCTAGCCCAAAAAGGCGTATTCGGCTCGGTAGCGTCAATATACATTTTCTTAACCCACCAACCACCGATCCCACCTGGGTTAGCTGTGCAACGCATGTAAGGTACAATGCTTTGATCCGTTGTACGCAATCTTGAACGAAGGTACTCCCATACGTAAGGAGTTGGGTAATGCGTGATTTCATCAATCGCAATCCAGTTAAAACTTTGTCCTTGATACCTTGTAACATCTGTGTCCCTATCCAAATATGAAAATAAAATCGTAGCCCCAGACGGAAATAACCATGTTGATTTACTTTCTCTAAAAATAGCTTCTGGGAAAGCCTTTTTATATAATTGCCTACTTTTGTCTATAAGCTCTGTTAATTCGCCCAAAGTCCTTCTTAGAAGTAGGCCCCTATGACTGGGCTTATGAGCGTATCGTAATGCATCTGCAAGTAGGGCGTAAGATTTACCTCCCCCTGCTGCACCTCCATAGAGAACATCTCTTTCAGGAGCTGCTAAGAACTCAGTTTGAGGCCCCTTGTTGGGATGGAACGCTATCTCCCTCTCGGCAACAAGCTCTTTCACTGCTGCAGGAGCACTCGCAAGAACATCCTCTGGTATTGCTGCTTTGCCCTGAAGCCCCTTGTCCAGAGTCTTGAACTTCTCTTTTTTCTCTTTGAGTAATTGTTTTTGCCTTCTTAACTGGTTTGAGTGTTTGTTTATCTTTTTATTTCTATAGCGTATCTGTGCCATAGTAGCTCTACGAGCTTTCTCTTTACCTGAGAGACTGTATCTGCCCTTTTCACCTTCTTTAAGTTTGGGCCTTCCTCTTTTCTTAGTTTCTGACAACTTTAGCCTCAACATCGGATAAATCTAGTGCTTCTGCTTTCTTAGCAGGTAATAACACAACAGCATGTAAATGGGTATTCTCAGTTACAACCTCCTGTCGTTTAGATATACCACATCTGTCTAGGATGTCTGTTGCTGCTTCAAATCGTAATTTCTGCCTCGCTATAGGTTCTGTCCTATTGCCAGTCAAAGCTTCTTTTATTTGTCCTACTGCATTGGCCGTTGTCGTTGCTAACAACTCTTTTGCTTTTTCTATAATGTAAGGTCGCATAGCCTTGGACACTGAAGACCTGGATGTTTCAGAATAGCCTGCATGCAGTAGACTTTGGGTTATATTCCCAAAGGTTTTATCTCCTTCAGCAAAATATGCTTCTAGGAAACTTTCTTGTTTCTTTGTTAGTTCTTTTGATCTTTTTGGTTCTGGTAATAGCATTAATTGCCTACTTAGGGTAAACTTTTCCACCATTACTATAGCGTTTGGATTGGGTTACATACTTCTTCTTTCTTATTGTACCACCCTTTTTACTTGCTACAATATTTTCTTTTTCTTCATCTGTATCTTTACCACCCTTTTTCTTTGTTGTTCCAGAGGTTGAAGTTGAAGTTGAAGAGCTACCAGTTGCAGGGGCTCTACTTGTTAAACGTTGGTATCCTGTCTTGACACCCTCTCCTATCAAAGTACCTACAGGATTAGCTAAAAAAGAAGCACCTCTTAAAAATTCTTTAGCCCTGTCACCTGAAGACATTTTATCCCATTGAATTTTTCGTTTTCTACTTTTTTCTCGTTTTATATCTTTTTCTCTTTTAGTATAATGAGTTCTCGGCATACTCTCTTCTAGCTCCCTTCTTCTTCGTCAGCTTCTTCTTCGTCAGTTGGGTCGCTTACTGCTTCCTCTGCTGAAACTTCTTGTTCAGCAGTTATTGAAACAAAAAACCCAGACTGCTCAGAGGCAAGTGCATAGTTAAGAATATTGATTAGAATTAAAGCAGCTATAAGAGCCCCACCTATAATCATTCCCTTCTTTACATTGGAAGGTTTTGGTGCTTCTACAACCTCAACTTCATCTTCTAATTCAAAATCAACTATTTTTATTTCGTCTTCTTCTGGTAACATACTTTTTCCTTTCTATGTTAAATATCTTCGCCCTTAGTTGGTCTAGGGTAGACTCCACCACCATACTTTTTGTTTTGGGTAGCATAAAGTTTACCTCCGCCTTTTTTGTTTATGGTTATTGTGTCAGGTACATTCTTTTTACCTTTAACTTTAGCTGTCTCTTTAATACTTTTTATATTTCTTAAGTCTGTGCCTTGCTTATATTCAGCATCAGACATACCCCCTATAACACCAAGATCATCTAAGATTTCTCTTTTAGATTTTAGTCCTGATTTATACTTGTTAGCACCTATCCTCATGTCTTCCTGTTCTATTTGATCTGAAAGGTATAAACTTTTTAATGTATCTCTAAATGCTAATATTTGTTTTGCTGTTGGTCTCTTTGCCATACTAACCTCCTGTATTGCCTACTTTAGGGTAAACTCCACCGCCATACTTTTTGTTTTGTCGAGAAGTATAAGCTTTTCCGACTGCTCCTCCAGCCTTCTTCTTCACTGCTCCTCCAGATCTCTTCTTTACTTTTCCTCCAGCCTTCTTCTTTACTTTTCCTCCAGATTTAGCAAAAACACTACTTCTTAAAGCATCTCTCTGTGCTGCAGTTAATCCTCTTTTTCTACGTTTAGCTGAATCATACTGTTTTCTTTCCTCACTAAGTATAGGTTTACCTGTTTTAGTTCGTCCTCTTCCTGTATGAGGTGGAATCTCACCAACAGCCGTACCATTTCCTGCACCTTTATCACTTGCCGCATCGAAAAGGGCTTTATTTTTTTGAGCCATACGATATTCTTCTCCAGCTACAACAGGATCACCAGTGTAGCCTGCTCTTTTAGCCGCAGCCTGAGAAGCACCTGCACTCTCGGTGGTTTTTGAGTCTATTACATTACCATCATAATCATAGTAAGTTCTGGTAAGAGTACCATCTTCGTTTGCTACTTGTTTTGTTGATTGTAAATTAACCTGTCTCCTGTCTTTACTACCAATCGTTCTACCAAACATATCCGTATAGGGTTTACCTATAGTACCTCTACCTGGGGACTTTACGACACCTTTTGCTCTATAATTAGCTCTTTTCTTTGTTTTCTTTGGCATGTTCTCTCCTTAGTTTTGCCTATTGAGGGGTGAGGGGCAAGAAAAACGTTGCATCTTCCTACGAGGCTTGCAAGCACTTGTGAGTCTGTTTCGCCTACTTGGGCATACCCCTCTGAGTGACCCCCTTCATACTCCTTATTATACTGTAAATATGGAGTCTTGTCAATAAAATAATTTTTCACTTGACAAATCCTGATTCTGTATGTACAATGGACTTAGTCCGTCAGGGCTAATACTATTATATAGGTAGGCATAACATCCCCCCTTACATTCTCTGTGAAGGGGTTTTTTGTGGTTCATATAAAGGTAGGCAATACTAGTTGCAAGTCATTCTCAACTACATAAAAATTATAAAAAATCTGTCATCTCTGTATACGTAGGTG